CCCACCTTTACATCGTGTGAGGCAAAAGGGTCTGGGAACGTAGAGTCGTATGAGTTACTTTTTACAGAGTATTGATCCATTTATCGGAGTTTATGGACAAAGGTACGAACTTAACTTATCGCCTAATTTCCTTACCCTTGCGGAAGAATACCCTCTCGTTGAAGTTTGTCTTTTTGACTTCTTTAACCTGCTTCTGAGCAGCAAGAAGCGCCAGCCCTGAGCTGATTGTTAAGTCAAACTTTGTCCTGTCGTCTATCTTGAAATTAATCCAGTCCTCAAGTGTCCTGTTTAAATACATACGTCCAAACTTTCCGGTCTCGTTGTGGAGGCCTACGTGGTCGTGGATGTAGGACTCAATAGCCTGAGCGTGAGCTTGTATCACATCTTGGCTGTTGGAAGGTATACCCTTTGTCTTTACGTTCATCTTTGAAGAGGTAGACGCTAGATGCGCAGGGCGGTTCATAAGGTACTCATCGTAGCCCCTTGACTCAAAGTACCTAGCGATACCGTACTTGTTGTTCTCTATAAGCACAGGATACCCATAAAATACCGCAGCCATAAGGATGTCCTCGTAGAATATCTTGGCGAGTGGAGGCCGTGAGGCGTACTCCGCGACAAACATATTAGAGGGGTGCTCCATCGAGAACTTATTGTATACGTGGCAGGCACCCTTTGAGGACCTGTAGTCAACGGTGGTGTCAAGGTCGTAGGAGTCAACACCCATAACCCCGAATGCTCCGTTGGGGGCAACAGCTTTATTGTTCTCAATCTTTCGTTTATTTCGAATATCGGTAGGTGCTAGCCAAGCCACACGCCACCGCCCATTAGGGTCGGGGGCGAAGATTACCTCACTGTCCATCTTTCCGTCTTTCCATTGGAAGTTGCCGATGACCACTGGGTTGGGGTACAGCTCCTCGTTGTGTTGTATCTGCTCGTATATCTTCTGGATGTTGAACAGAGAACTCTTGGTCGAGTCGCGGAACGCCTCGTCCTCGGTAAAGGGGAACTGGCGTATAATCTCGTTGAGCTCGTAGCTGTTGTTTTGCTGGCCCTTCCTCTCGTTCTTTAAGAACGTCCTAGCTCCAATTTCGGTTATGGTTCCGTCTTCGGTAAGCATTGGAGTCTCTGGGTCTTCAACAATCGGCAGTCCGTACTGGCTGAAGAATCCCTCCATCGCATCATATGCTGGGATGAATATCTTGTACAGCCCGCTCTTGGTCCTCCCGTTCTCGTTGCGGTCGTTAGGGTCAGAGTCGTAGTACAGATTCCTAAACTCCCTGCCGCCCTTGTCTAGAGGGTTTACCGTGGAGCCCACCATAGCCTTTCCAATCACCCTACGTCCCACAAGCAGACAGGTCCTATGGATTCTCCATACCTCTCTTATGTCGTTAGGATTCAGCCACTTACCAGCCTCATCAAGAAACAGCATATGGGTCTTGCTTCCGTCGTATGCGTTATTAGTAGTGTTCTTCCAGTTGATTATAGTATCCAAGGCCTCACCTCGTGAGGTCGTCTTGTTTTTCTTAGTGATCCTCTTTGATGGCTCGCGGAAGGCGAGCTCCATACGCGGGTTTGTAGTTCCGTCAATGATAGGAGAAAAGAAGAATGGGTAGCCCTTGAATATGGGTATTATCTTAGAACCGAAAACCGCCTCTTGGGCGTCTGTTCCTGTCTTGCTCATAATGCCCAACAGCTTCTCCTTCACCTGACTGCCCTCGTCGACAAGCACCGCTGCACTCATATTGGTATACCCAGAACGCCTGCACTTGGTGTATATCTGACCCAAACACCGAGGGTCTGCTTCGCAGGCCGATAGGTGGACAAACAGCTTACGCTGGAAGTCTAGGTACGTAGGGTATCCGATGTCTATCGAGCTCCACTGGAGAAACATATAGTGATGACCCGTGATGTAGGTCTCCTCCCCGTTGTTCATAAACCACAGGCCTTCCTTACGCCTCTTGAACTCCTGCTCGATGTAGGGGCTCCACTTCTGCTGGAACTCTCTTGGGGACTCGTACCAGTCGTCCATAGAGTTTATCTGCGCAAGCTCCCTAGGGATGTCCTGTCGCTTCCACATCTGCTGATGCTTGGGTAGGTCGCTAAAGAGGAAACTCTCCGGCTTTGGTAACTGGATGCTGAGGGACTCTATCTCAATGATAGGTCCGTCCGAGTTGTTCGGACAGATGTTTATCACCTCCTGCTTGTCTATTACCTTCAGCCCAGCCATTATCTTGCCATCCTCTCAGCGAAGCCTCCCTTGAAGTCCTTCTCCTTTTCAAAGGATCCGGACTCCTCGATGTCGCCAACAAGCTGCTCTAGCTTCTGCCTCTCTACGATAAGCTCCTTGCAGGCTAGAGCTGTGTCCTTGATGGCCTGCAGCTCTGCCTTGCGGGCTGACCCAGTTAAATCGGGGTCTACCGGCTTGCGGATTTCCTCGGTCATATTACCGATTGCAGCCTCCATCGCAGAGATGAGGTTACGAGCAGCAGTAACTGTTGTGAACTTTACAGCTTTTGACATATCAGGTGGTGGATTTGCATACGCCACAGCTTGCGGCCATTGATGTCCATCTCGTAGTCTGCGTCCTTGGCAAAGTACACCACGTCGCCAACAGCAAGACCTTCCTCCTCTAGCCACTGGCTTCCGTAAACGATACGTCCCCAGCGCTTTTCTGGTTCCTTGATAGTAATGATTTCTATGAAGCTCTTCTCTTTGTCAGCGTCGATGTCAAAGGGCTCTAGGAACACCCAGTCCGCAACAGCTATAAGGCTACCGTCTGGCTTCTCGATAAGGTATGCCTGGTTGCCCTGACCACCGAATGGGTCGTAGTTGACGCGATATATCTTTTCTTTAGGGTCAACGACTTGGGTGTCGTTGAGCGCAACGTGGTGGTGGTGGAACACGTAGTCTCCTATCTCTAGCTCGGACTTGAACTTGGCGGGAATGCCTACAACACGCGCCTTCATAGTGCGGTGTTGGAACTCGTTGAACTTAGTGTCGAGGTAAAGCTCTGACTCTCCTACCTTGATGGTGTCGTTTACAGCGCTAGGTATGTGCACTAGGATGTGGTACAATGGTATCATATGTTTAATTAAAATAAATAAAAGTTGTAAGTCGGTTACAACTAGAAGTTACAGTCGTACTCTACTATAACTGGCATACCCTCGATAGTCTTCCACAGCATAAGTGTGGAGTCCTTTTTTAGGTATATGAGGTACTTGCGCTCCCCGTGGTAGTGGAGGTGAGACCCGTCGAGAACGATTGAGTCGATCTCTCCGTCCCCTGCCTTCTGGCCTACATAGTAGGCTAAGGCTTTCAGTGGGTCGGTTCCCGCAATGATTTTTCTGATGAGTTCCATTTCATTTTAATTTAGTTCAAATTTAGCCAATAATCTATATTGGTTGTATCGTCGGCTTCGTCGTCCTCGCTGTAGGATCCCATAAGGTATGTGACTAAGGAAATCATCTCCTCCTTGGTGTCTACGTTTATGTTGGACACGGACTCCACTATGCTGTTTCCGTCTACCTGGTCAACCACAAGTCCTGCTGATGCAATCATCATAAAGTCATCAAGAAGACCTAGGTCTTCGGCCTTGTTTAATATGTCATCGAAGCTGTTCTTTGCAAACATAAACAGCTCAATCCTAGCCGCAGCCTTTTCTTCATCATTCATACTAGAATGCGTAGAAGGCTTTGAAGTTTAGAAGTACCGTCATATTCGCGCCAAACGTATTGGTGGCACGAAGCTGAAGGGTAGTAGAATTTATAAATGCGTTGAAGACAAAGGTTGCAGCGGTAGAGGTTCCGATTGACGTCTTGATAGAATCGACAATTGATGGAGCTGTTGCTAGGTTTGATGGGTTCCATACAATGTGTATCTCCCCTACGCGGACCGTAGTAGACCCCGAGTTGTAGATCATATAGTCGACAATAACAGCCCCGGCAAAAAGATTTGCCTCTAAGGTTGTTACCACACCATTGGTAACTGCATTGTTGATTACAGCGCTGTCGGAGCGGCTATAGAATGCACAAGTTCCAGATGACACCTCGCGTTGAACGAAGTCTAGACCTGTAAATGTAAACTGCTCAGCAGCTGATGAGTCGTTGTACGACAGCCCCGAAGCTCCTGCTGAAGTTCCTCCGTCGTTGTAAAGAATCTGTCCGTTAGACCCCGGTGATTCGGCGGTGATGTTGGCCGCCATATACTGGGTTAGGTCCTCAAGGGTCACATACTTATATACGGTAGCTGTTGCATCATAAATCAGGAAGGTGTCAGCAATGGCAACGGTAGCCTCCGTAAGCTGCGACAAGGTCGTTGGCGCACTGATGGAGATTACATTACTTGCAATCGCAAGAGGAGCCACGGGCGTTAGGCTAGCCCCCGAGGTAAACGCTGCGGTTCCAAGGTTACGCTTTACAATGTTATTGCTAGCATCAAGGAAAAGGGCTGCTACTTCCGTAGACCCAGTACTTGGGGCAGAGGTGAAGGCAAGAGTTCCGTTTACCTCAACCT